CGTCTTACCCTTGATGAATTTCAGCACGAACATTCGCCGTGTCTGATAGTCCTCTATCCCCTTGATGAACTCCTCCACAGCCCCCTGCTCACGCTCTAGCCGTGCCTGTTCGCACAGCAATGAAAGTGTATCACCGCTTGGCAATAAGCCGTCTATGCGTGTGCTGTGTGGTGTGTAGGACGGCGGAGTGCATACGCTGATACTGTCGGCAACGTACTTGCCTGAAAGCTCTGCCTTGATGTCCTCAATGGCTGAGGCGTTCCTGCGGTAGGCTTTCAGGCGTGACATGGTCATTGGGTCGTTTCTTTCCATAGACTATCCCTCCTCTCTGTATCTCTTACACTCAGCGGCATATCTGTAATTTGCTCCATCAATACAGGTGCGTTTGTGTGTGCAGGTGTTACAACGGGTCACTTATCATCACCGTCCATTATTGCACCGCAGTTCATACATACAGTGGTAATGTCATCTGGCATTACAATAAATCCACACTCTGAGCAATGCGGAACATCAAATTTTCCGTATATCCAATGTCCGTGTTTCACCTCCACGTTCACTGTACTCAAAACTCCTGAACTCTTAATTTCATTGATAAGCTTAGCAGTTTCTTCCTCAGCATAATAAGGACGATAGTCCTTTATCTCATGAATTGGTGTTGTCCATATCTCGATAAAACGAGTGAGAAACGCCTTGCATTTTTCTAAATCATTGTTCATGTTAATCCTCCTCAGTTTGTCTATAGATCGTTGATCTGTAATCATCACAAACTACATTCCGTTTGCTACAAGTATGATAAAATACGCAGTTATTGCATTTTATCTCCTTAATTCCCAGCACAACATACCCGTTCTTTATTCCCCAGCCGTTGAGGATATATGTTATCTTGTATGTATGTCCTGATATCTCATGTTTTGCGTGTTCTCTTACTGTGCCGTCTGAGCTACGATAAGACGTTCCGTCAGTCGGTATAAATCTTATCAGATCTCCTGTCTGAAAACCTCTGTCATTCTTTCTGACCTCGAAAGTTTTCTCACCGCTCTGAACAGCGTCACAAAAGTCTATGCTAAGTTTCAGATTATGTGTTTTCATTCTTTTGCCTCCTCACACCTCAACTCTTCCAGTCTACAATACACCAACGTATTGCCACAAGTCTTGTCAGCGATCTCTGCCTGATAGAAGAACTGACCTGTCTTACTGCTCTTGCGGATAATGCACCCTGTCAGTTCGTAGCAATCGGAGCCGTTGTAGCTCACCCTGCGTCCGAGACTTTTCTTTACCTCGTGTATCGTCATAGCTCCTCTATCCTCACATAAATGCCGGGTATGTCCGCCCAGAACTTTTCGCATATCTCACTCGCCACAAGCTGGTCGTCTGTCCAGAAATCAAGCTTTGTCATACAGTCCTTGAACATCTTCTGCAGGTTGTCTGTGTCGGGCTTGCTGATCTTGTACTCTCCGTCCTTGTGCTTGCCGTCATTAGGAAACAGCCACTTTGTTATCAGCCGTACGCCCTCACGGTATGGAGTGTTAAGGCTATACTTAGAAAGATTTGCTATTAGCTTTTCTTTTGCCGCCTTGACATCGGGTGGATCATAAAATATCGGCTTGCCATTTCTCACAGCTACCTTGTGTTCCTGAGCCGTAGCCGTCGGCGGTATCATCGCCATAAAAAATTCAGTCATTGTTACCTGCTCCTCTCATGCGGTCGGTGTGCTAGCCGCCTTATTATTTCAGAATAGATTTTCGGGCGGCTTATGCCCGAAAATATATATTATGTAATAATATACTTTTTCTTCCCTCGGGAAAAAGTCGGTATTTTGCCGATATTTTCTTCCCAAGGGAAAACACCGATATTTTCCTTACGCTTACTCGATTTTTTCCTTTCCGTTTCAAAGTAAATTTTCTCGACTTTTTCCTTTCTTTCACTCATTTTTTTAAGCCACATTCTCCGCCATCTATCCAAAAACCACCATGCTCTTTTAGCCTTGAACGCACTGTCTTTTCGGTAACTGCAAGATACTCCGCCAGCTCAGAAATGCGGCACTTGCCGTTCTCCTGCACACCGCTGAAAGCTGTTTCAATGCTCTCCTTTCGCTCCTTGCTGCGGTCTTCATTGGTCTTTTTCTTGCTGAAATTCTTTTTCCAATTTGGTGTGATGTCCTCTACCTCGCAGTCTTTAAGCACGCCCACAGTATCCTCTCTGTGAACAGGATAATCAAACCACATATTGAGGGGAGCAAACTTCGGGAACTCTCTCAGAGTACCCTCTATACGCCATGCTGTACGGTTTCTTACTGCAAGCTTAGCCTTGTCTATGTCGGCCATCATAAGCTTGTATGAGTTCGGGTGCAGGTGCTTGTGTGTTATCTCAAGCATTTTTGACGACGTAACAAGATCGTCCTGTGAACAAAGTTCATCAGTATTTCTGTAAAATCTCCTCATCCAGTTCTCACAGATTCGGCAAACAGTTTCGTCCTCCTGCTGCTTGTAAAGGCTGTCTGAAATGTCAAGCTCTGAAAGGTCAAGAAGTGCGTCAGGGTCACGGGCGAATACTCCTGAACCGCTGGCTCTGTCCATTGAACGCTTACCGCCCTGCGCTCCCTTTGAGTGGTGGTGGCAGTATATGACCGCACAGCCAAGCTCTGTGCATACCTTGTCAAACTGGTTGCAGAAGTGCGCCATTTGGTCTGCTGAGTTCTCGTCACCTGTTATGACCTTGTAGATAGGGTCTATTATCACGGCAATGTAATTCTTCTTGCTTGCACGTCGTATGAGCTTCGGTGCAAGCTTGTCCATTGGTACGCTGTGACCTCGCAAGTTCCATATGTCTATGCTACTGAGGTTTTCAGGCTCTAGGTGCATTGCGGTGTACACGTCCTTGAAGCGGTGCAGACAAGATGCTCTGTCAAGCTCCAGGTTGACGTATAGTATCTTTCCTTTGGTGCATTGCCAGCCAAACCACTTGACACCCTCAGCTATCGCCACGCACATCTCGATAAGTGCATAAGACTTGCCTGCCTTTGACGGACCTGCAATGAGCATTTTGTGACCCTGTCTGAGAACGCCGTCAATAAGTGGTGGTGCAAGTTCAGGCAGGTTATCCCACTCAGCACTCAGGCTCTCAGGGTCGGGAAGATCATCATTGATACTCTCTATGTAATCTTTCCATTCTGAAAAGCTTTCTTTGCCTATGTTCTTGTCAATGATGAACTGTTTCTTGCCGTTTCTCATAACGCCTGGCATACGGCTAAGACGTGAGGGATTGCGGTTTTGTTTATCTATGTCAAGACCACTTTCCTTGCAGACCTTGTAAAGAAAATCAACACGCCTGCGGTATTCATCATAGTTGGGAGCGTCTATCTTGACGATAGCGTGAACGCTCTTTCCACCGCTGTATACAAGCACAGCGATAGGAAGTTCAAGTTCTCTCATCACGGCGTTCTGCTGTTCTATAGGCATACTGTCGCTTTCAACAAGAGCATAGCGGTAGTCTGTTACATTCTCGTTCTTTACGCCCTTGCCGTCAAGAGGATTGAAGCGGATCCACGCTCCGGCTTCTTCCTTGTAGTCGCCAAACACCGCACCAATGTCGCCGTTACATTCGCCAAGCCTCTTGATAAGCTCCCCTGCCGTCCTGTCACAGCACCCCTTTGTGGGCAGATACCTGGTCTTGCCGTCCTTTTCTGTTTCCCACGTTTGCGTAACATAGCCCACGTTCTCTCCTGCTTCAAAGAGTGTTTCAAGATATGTGACTATCTCCTTGACAGGATCCCATTGGGCAGGCTCGATGATCGGTATTCCCTCACCGCCGTTTACAAGGGGACTGCTTTCTTCTGCAATTATCTCGCCGTCCCAATCGTATGCCTGAAACTCATGGGGGCTGTATCCTCTTT